ATGCCATACGGATCAACAAATGGAAGTGGAGGGCCGGGATTACCGGGAGGGGGACAGAATCCGGGTTTAAAATTTGGAAATGGATCAAGAAATAGAACCCCTATAACAACAGTTTCAAAAGCTATAGGTTATACAGCAGCAGGAACAAATTCAACACAAGTTTTATCTATAAACAAATCGGCAGCAAATGATGCTGTAACAAGTGATGATCCAAGTGCTGTATTTATTCAAAACACAGGAATTATTCCAGTAGTTACTATGATTGGGTATGAATCCTATACGTCACTTGGTCATGGGGATGTTCATTATGTTCATACACTTTTGCAACCGGATGAAGTGATACAGGCCCCTGTTAGGGGTATAATTCCTCTCGCTGATTTTTTACATCTAACAGATGAAACTGTTTTAGATTTCACAGCACCAAATACAAATCTATATACAGATAGCACGGCAGATGTAGACCATGCAACTGCAAGTACGATAGGATCAGATGCTACTCATACAACATTAAATTTAGAAGATGGGCATAGTAAGTTATTTAAAGTAGGAGATTTGATACGATTAGAGGATGAAATATGCGAAGTAACAGCAGTTGGTACTGGTGCTGATTTAGCCAATAGCACATTGACAATTATAAGAGGTCTTTATGGCTCTACAGCAGCAACCCATGCAGATGATGTTGCAGTTAGATTCCCATTTTTCAATGAATATTATGACTATGATAGGGTTTTATCAGGTAATACACAATTAGCACAGACAGATTCTATGGGGCGTTTCAAATGTTCTAACTTTTTCGGATATGGGCGATTGACTACAGGATTACCTCAAGGTATAACACCGGGTTCATTTTGTATGAAATTTTATAGCAATGCACATCAGGACATACCTATGGGTGGAACTGGTGTAGCAGGTGGAACAGGTGGTTCAAATATTCCTATAACTTCTTCAACTTCCAGTATGTTATCCACATCGACCGAATATTCGCTGAATTTAATTATTGATGATAGCTCTGAAACTACTGTTAGTTTTACTACTGATAGTAGTAATGTGAATTTTGGAGGTACAAGTGGGATCATTTCTAAACTTCAGACTGCAATAAATACTGCAACCAGAACAGCAGGAAATAATTTGTTCGGATATTCATGTAGTGTTGGAATTGTTAATGGCAAATTAAGATTTACAAGCGATTCACACTTACTACCTCACGATGGAACTAATGGAAGTAAAATAGAAGTTAAAGATGGAGCAGGTGGAACTAATGTATTAACTGGTGCTGCTGGAATATTTCCTGATATAAACAATTCAATAGCTGCTATTGAGCCAAAATTACCAGATAATGAAATATATGATCCTATAACGTATGGAACAGTCGCAAATATTGGAGGTTTTGCCTATGATAGAGGTGATTCAAGAATATATGGACAAGCTACAGGAAGTATAAATTATGAAACTGGTGCGTTGGATTTTGTGGGCCCCCCCAGTGCTTCATTCCAAATCTCTGCCTGTTATAATGGGCCATTTTCTGGCAAAAGAGATGCAACAGAAACAGCAAGGGCAAATTCGATTGTAGCAGTTCATGCGAATGTATTAAATAGAAGAATGGCTGGTCAATTACAGGTCACTACCTACTAATGCCTAAATCTAAATATAAAAAGAAGAAGCCGATGAAGAAACCTAAACGTAGGAGATATTAATGGCGAGTGATTTTAAATATGCTGCACAAAGCGATCTTGAAATGTATTATCCTGCTTTTAGTCAATTCGATAGTAAGCATCAGGTGTTTGGATGGGTAACAACAGGTGTATCAAATTTTTACAAGTCATACAATACAGGTTTAATAAGTGTATTATTTTTTGATGGAATAGAAGGAACATCAGTAACCGACGATCCAGATGCTAATTATGAATTTAGATACTCTGAAGGAAATGATTCTGTAGAAGTTTACATAGACACAGGAAGCCCAGCAGATATGGTAATGGAAGCTGGTATTGATAATACTACTTATTTTGACCAGATGCTTGTAAATGCTTCTATGGAACTGAATAACTTATTAGATCGTAGGTATCCAACGCCAATACCAAAATATGCACAATATGACCAAAATACAGCTTATTCCAGTAGTTCTACAGAGTATGATGCTATTATAGTAAAGGCTACTTGTTATCTATGTGCATCCAATCTTTTAAGGACAAGTAACAGGCAGGAAGAAGCTGATTACTATAATAACCTTGTTACTAATTTGGAAGGCTCTGGTATGGTGGATCGGCTTAACAAGGGCGAATATAAATTATCCTATGAGGTGGATGCTGATGATAGTCAGGGAAAAGTGAGGACGATCACAAAAACAGGTAGTATGGACATAATTGAAACAGGTGGTGCTTATTATGGTGAAGCGTTTGATCTACTTCGTATCACTTGCACAACTGCTGGGGCCTATGGTGTTGCTAAAATTAAAGTTGAATATTATGGTAGCGATAAACTATTTGGACAGGAAAAAACTGATATAATTGTGCGTGGCACGTTACAGGAAATACACAATGGCTGGTATTGTAGATTTCAAGGATCAGCGTTAGCAGAAAATGATTTATGGGAAGTTGAAGTATATTCTGAATCAAGGAAAATAAGCAATGCAGAATCAGGGGCTATTCAGCTTACAAGACGAGGATATGGTATTTAATGGCTGTTACCTATGACAAGATTGCCTATGATGAGATTGAACTTGGTCTGCGGAAGATTATAAATGATGAATTTAAGAATGTCTATATTGGAAATGAATTTAAGATGATTGGATCAGAGTGTATAAAGATTAATCTGGAATCATCAGCTACTATACAACAGGCAACTAATTTTGAACAGCGTGATTATAATGTGAATCTTCGGTATTATCACATGGCAGATACGAATAATGAGATGGTAAATAAATCAGTTAAAGCAAATGTAGATAGGTTGCGTAAACATCTTCTGGATAATCAAGTAAGTTCAACATATAAATGGGCTGCACTTATAGTTGATGAGATAAATTATAATGTTCAAGACGATGAGAATGAGGAAAATGCACAGCTTCATATATCGGAACTATCAATTAGCATACAACATCATAACGTATTTTAGGAGTAAATTATGGCAAAATATAAAGCAGGGAAAGATTTTAAAGGACTTGAAAATAAACATTTCGGGCCACATAAAATCAGAGCATTGGAGAATGGTGAGGAAGTAGAAATCACATCACCAGAATTAATACCAGAAAAGGTTTTTAAAACCTTGTCAGAGGTAACGATAAAAAAAGGAGATAAATAATGGCACAAGCAACTAATTATAATCCATCTCAAAATGTAAAGTTGAGTGTAAAAAAGGAGACTACTGTAGGAAGCCATATCGGTGCTGCTCTTAATCCTTTACAGATCACAGCATTTACAATACCCGAATTATCTGTTCCCGTTGAATATTCAGCACAAAGGTCTGGAAGTTTTGTAACATTATCAGACCAAGCACATCACAGGCAAGATACAAAGATGTGGACTTTTGATACAACCTTGCGTGGAACACCAACCTCCATATTACTTGCAACTGGTGCTGTATTTGAATCAGCCTCTTCTGCTGCTACATTGGCAGCTTCTTATAGTTTTCCCACGGCAGGATATAAGGATACCTCTACTACAACACCCGGAACATATTGCTTTACATTTGATAATGCAGGGAATGATGGCACATTGGATCATTTACGATTAGTTGGATGTGTTGGAACTGGGTTTACACTTACTGAAGATGTTGGAAGTGAAGGTGGGGAGTTAGTCGTTACAATTAATTGGGCAACTGCTTATCCTCCTGCCTACAATGCTACAGATACAACTGGTGGAACTACTGATGTTGGATCGCCAAGAAATATAAGGCAATTAGATTCTGCAAATACATATATAAATGAAGGTAGTAACGAAGAAATCGTTGTTCAGTCTTGGGAATTAGCTGTAAGTAGATCAATAGAAAGAATTCATTATAAAACTACTACGACACAAACAGGGTTTTTACCTTTTGGATATGCTATGACAGGAGGTTTTGAATGTACTGGTTCACTTACTGTTATTAGAAACCAAGATGTCTATGATCTTGGCGTAACAACGAAAAGATTTTTGGATAGCAACACAGTTAATATATATCTTCAAAATTCAACGTCAAGTCAGCTAATTGTAGATATACCAAAAGCTGTTTTGGGCGAATCAACAATAGATAATGGTGGTGCTGTATTAACACAGGCATTGCCCTTTACTGTGGTTGGCAATGTAAATCAAACTTCTAACTTATTAAGCATAACAACGGCATAAAGGTCAAATAATGGAAATATTAGAATATAAAGTTGGTTCTAAAAAGAAGGAAATCGAGATTATAGAGTTGGGTTGGAAGGATTACTGCAAATCTACTGATATTGGATTTAAACTTCAGATTCCAAATGGTTCTATTTTTACAGATATGGCAGAATTTGTAAGGCTATATACAGGTAAAAAAGAACAGGATATGATGGATTGGAAATCAGCTTGTAAAAATCAAGCAGAATTTAATGATGAAATTGCTCTTGTATTTACTGAAATTACCAAGCATCTTAATTCTAAAAAAAAATAGATGATGCTTTATTACGCATAAATGTTCACATCAGTTTCAATGGATTGCAAGAAGGTGCTTATACGGGCTTTTCTTTTCCTTATGTAGCCAGATGTCCAAGTAAAGGCGGATATGCCGAGTATGGTAGCATTATGGATGTATATGATGAAATTACAAGATTATATGATAAAGCAAAAGCAAGGAAAGTTAATTTGGGAGAATCCTTACATCAATACACATTTCATTTTGTAGATCATGCTTTATTATTAGATAATACTTTGCAGAATCGTATCAGGGAGTATCAATACTGTAAACAATTTTCCTGCCCTCCTTACCCAAGCCTACAAGAAACACCAGCTAATATAATTGAACAATTTTCTGTTATAGAGGAAGAATATAATGCCTGTGTAGCAAAACAACAACAGGAGAAGAAAAATGCCTAATTGGTTTATAAATATACGATCTAAAGGTGCTAAAAAAGCTGGTAGGGATATAAAAGGACTTACTGGTAATCTCAATGGCATGGCTTCAGCAGCCAAGAAAGCTGCGGTCATCTTTGGTGTAGGCTTTTTAGGAAAACAAATATTTGATGTAGGTAAAGGTGCAATACAGACTGCTGCAACATTTGAAACATTAAAAGTAAGATTAACTGCTTTATATGGTTCTGTAAATAGAGGAACTAAAGCATTTGAAAACTTTAATAAAGTTGCAGCAACAACACCATTTCAACTTCAAGATGTTGTAGATGCAGGAGCAAGTTTAAAGGCATTTGGTTTAGATGCAGAAGAAATGATAAAACCTCTTGCTGATTTAGCAGCATTTATGCAAGTTGATATGTCTGTTGCAGCATCGAATATGGGTAGGGCTTTTGTTGCAGGTGCAGGTGCAGCCGATATGTTTAGAGAAAAGGGAATAAACCAAATGATAGCAGATATGGCAGGGGTCATGGATGCTACTAAACTACCTATAGAACAATACAGAGAAACCCTGCAAAAAGTGCTTGTAGACCCAAAATCTGGTATAGCTGGGATGACAACAAAAATGGCAGATACATGGTCTGGTGCAGTATCAAATATGCAAGATAATGTAGATAGATTAAAGGCTGCTATTGGGGATCAATTAATAGGATTTTTAAGACCAAAGCTGGATGCCATCAATGTCGAACTGTCCAGACTTGGTGATATTGGTTGGGATGAAATTGGTAAAACTATTTTTGACAGTAGTAGAGAAATACTTACAACAACAGGTCAGATATTTGGTATTGGTGGTGAGATAATTGGCAGGAAGCTGATGGAAGGAATATCAAAAGCAATAATACAATTTGCACCTTCTATTGCAAAAGCCATTAACGATATGATCCCATCATTTTTATATGATCTGAAGTTTCTAACATCCTCTACAGAAAAGATGACAACCGCAATTGCTGGTAGTTTGGTAAATGTAAGCGATCAAACTGAAA